GAAGACATCTCCCAAGCAGAGCAAACATACGGCACACTGCAAGCGCCAGATTACACCATGCGCGAAACGTCCACGCAGCGCGTTCAAGATGCATTGATTAACCAAGTTGGCTTAGATCCATATCTTGCTGGACGATACGCACGCGACATCATGGGCGACACAAGCCCGACATCTCAGAACATCCTAGATGGTCTTGGCTTGGCAGATCTCACACCTCTGGGCGCAGTGTTTGGCGTCGAAGAGGGCGCAGGAACCGCTGTCGAGGGCTATCAAGAGGGTGATTATCTCAAGATGGGTTTGGGTGCGGCAGAGGCTGGTCTTGGCGTTGCAGAGGCTTTCCCACTGACGCGACCCATTGCTGAAGGCGCAGGCGTTCTTGCCCGTGAGGTTTACAGCAGCCCATACATGGCTGACGCTATCGGCACGCTGCGTGGCATCCGTGACTTGGACGCTGACTTCCTGCTTGGCCGTGGTGATCCAGCAATGGCTCAAGGCGTTGGCGCTGATGTTGTTGGCGGCGGTCCTGCGAAAAGCATTGATGACCAAATTGCTGAACTTGATATTGAGGTCGCAGCTTTGCGCCAGAATGTCTTGGACAATCCAACTGACACGGCTGCGTTCAATGAATACAAGAGCGTCCAGCGAATGCGCAATGATCTAAAGGATCAGCGTGCAGTATCGCGCGCAGAAGGCAGGGATTTGTCGCAAGCGGTTGAAGAGCCTGCTCGCACAGCAACAGAAGACGAAGGCTTTGAGGCATATCTGGAAACAGTTAATCCTGGAGGCAAGCGTGTTGCAGCGGAAGATCGTCCAAACTTAGCAATGGGCGACATGTATGGGATGTTGCCGCGCAATTCTGAGGTTGTTGGTTCTCAAGGCGACACGACTTTCTACAGGGGTTCTGATGGGAATTACTACGCCACTGCGTTCAATCCTGACGTTGGCGAAGAAGATGTTGTTGGATACATCACAGATCGAGGTGACGGCACTGAACTTGCTGTTGTTCAAGAACTGCAAGGCCAAGGCATTGGCGGCGAACTTCAATACCTGTTCCGCAAAGAAAACCCTGACGCGCCCACTGGCGGTTTGACGGAAGCTGGCGAGGCTTCATTGCGCAAGACCTATCAGCGATTGGCTGACGAAGGCGTTGTTGGTGCTGATGTTGTTGGCGATCGATCGTTTGATGTAACGCGCAAAGATGCTTCAGGCATTTTCGGTCAAGGGACTGAGCGTGTGCGCTACACTGATCCAGCAAGCGGCGGCACAATGGAAGTTGTTGTGCGACCTGATGGCAGCGCATCTGTTCTGGAACTTGAGGTGCCCGAAGAGTTCCGTGGTCAGGGCATTGGTCAAAGCCTACAGGATAAAGTTATGCAGGACTTCCCAATGATGGGTGGTCAGGTGTCATCGAAGGCTGCTGCAACGACTGCTTATCGTCTTGGTCGCCGCCCTGCTGGAAAGCCAAACGCCACGCTCGAAGAAGTGTTCGCTGACATTGACGAAATGTCTTCCGTGAACATGATTTCGCCGCAGATGCAGTCAAGATTTGGTGGTGCCTCTGCGCCAGATATAGCAGAAGGCTCTTCTGGCATTAAGTTGTTTCAAGGCTCCCCTCATAACTTCGCGGCAGAACGCCTTGTCCGTTATCAGGATGGCACAACTGAATACATTGTTGGCGCACCAGATGTTTTGCCTGACGTTCCAGCGGGAGCGGAAGTTGTTGAAGATTTCCCTCTTGGTCGCATGCGATCCGATAAGATCGGAACTGGTGAGGGTGCGCAGGCTTATGGATACGGACTGTATGGCGCTGAAAACGAAGGAATTGCGAGAAGTTATCGTGATGCTTTGAGTAAAGACATTCCGCTCCCAGCTGATGACTACAATGCAAACATATATGATTTGGTTGTCAGAAGAAATATGGGCGAAGATGCGGCCATGAAATTATTTCAAGACATGAAGGAAAATTCGCCAGAGGCATCTGAAAACTTTATGCAGATGGTTCAAGGAAATATTGACGCACTGGAAAGCGGCAGCTGGAAGCAATATCAGCCTCCTGGCAGTATGTATGAAGTCAATGTTAATGCTAGTCCTGAGGAATTTTTAGATTGGGACACTCCATTTAGAGAACTTCCGCAATGGCAGCAGGAAAGCATTGAAAGAATACTTAAGGAAACAGAGAAACCTGCAACGCCACAGCAAATAGAAGAAATCCAAGGATTTTTGGACGAACTAGATTTGCCCAGTGATTATGGGGCGACTTATGACCCGATGGAGAAAATCCATGGTGGTGGCGCATTGGGCAGCATTGAAAGAAATATGCAGCGTTTTCAAGGAAACCCAGCTGAACTTACTTCGCAAAGACTTTTGGAGGAGGGCTTTAAGGGCGTTCGATACCTTGACGCGGGTTCGCGTGGGATGGGCTTTGAGGTGAAGCTGTCACATCGCGGAAAGCCATACGAAACAGAACCAATCCGAGCGCGAAGCCGTAAAGAAGCAAACGCAATCTCTAAGGAATATCAAGACAAAGGTTTTGATACGAATATTGAGCAAGCTGGGTCGCGTAATTATGTTATTTTCGACGATAAGTTAGTAAGCATTGTGAAGAAATACGGCATTGCTGGTGCCGCTGCTTTCCTTGGCGCTAACACAATTGATGTTGAGCAAGCGCTGGCTGACAACATGACACAAGCTGACTTTGAAGACTTGGTGGCTGGACCTGAATGAACCTCCAGATCAAAACACCGCGCTGGGCGCTCCCGATACTGAGTGACCCAGATGCGCGCTACCTTGGTGCTCATGGCGGTCGTGGCTCTGGCAAGTCTCACTTGTTTGCAGAGATGCTGATCGAGCGCAGCATCATGGAGCGTGTGGACGCTGTGTGCGTTCGTGAGGTGCAGAAGTCTCTGGCTCAGTCGGTCAAAAAGCTGCTGGAGAACAAGATCGAAGAACTTGGCGTTGCGCACATGTTCACGATCAAAGAGTTTGAGATCAGATCCGTTCATGGCGGCATCATCATCTTCCAAGGCTTGCAGAACCACACAGCAGACAGCATCAAGTCGCTTGAGGGCTATGACATTGCTTGGGTCGAGGAAGCGCAGAGCCTGAGCCAGTTCTCACTGGATATCTTGCGCCCAACTATTCGTAAGCCAGGTTCTCAGCTATGGTTTACATGGAACCCGCGTTACGACACAGATCCGATTGAGGGATTGCTGCGTGGTCCAAACACCCCAGAGAAAAGCAAGGTTGTTGAGGTAAACTTCGAAGACAACCCGTGGTTCCCTGACGTTCTCAAAGACGAAATGGAATACGACAAGCGCCGCGATCCAGACAAATACATGCACGTTTGGAAAGGCGAGTATGTTCGCAACAGCGAAACGCGGGTGTTTAAAAACTGGACGATTGAAGACTTCGAAGCGCCGCCAGAAGCAATTCACCGTCTTGGCGCTGACTGGGGCTTTGCAACAGACCCGACAGTTGCTGTTCGCAGCCACATCGTTGGCCGTAAGCTGTATATTGACTATGAGGCTTATCAGGTGGGCTGTGAGATTGTTGACACCCCATCGCTGATTATGTCGATCCCAGAGGCTGAGAAATGGCCCATGGTGGCTGACAGCGCGCGCCCTGAGACCATCAGCCATATGCGCAAGAATGGCTTTCCCAAGATACAGCCAGCGGTCAAGGGGCCAAAGTCTGTTGAGGAAGGCGTTGAATGGCTCAAGTCGTTTGACATCATCGTTCACCCGCGCTGCAAGCACACAATCGATGAACTGACGCTTTACAGCTACAAGACAGACAGGGACACTGGTGCTGTTCTTCCCGTCTTGGAAGACAAGGACAATCACGTTATTGACGCTCTGCGATACGCCTGCGAAGGTTCTCGAAGGGCCAATGGTCAAAAGAAGGCAAAAGCCAAGCCAATAGCTAATGTTATGCCTATTGCACGGTGATTGTTTTTTCTGTCAATCTGTCTTATAATACAGGCAAATTTTATTGCGAGGCTATGTCGTGGCAAGAATGACCAAAAAAGAACGTCTGGCAAATGTCCACGAAGAGGCGCTTCTGGAGTTTGACAGCATCCAAGGATCAATGCGTGAAGAGCGTTTGCAGTGCCTTGAGGATCGTCGCTTTTACTCCATTGCTGGCGCGCAGTGGGAAGGCAACCTTGCAGAACAGTTCAACAACAAGCCGCGCTTTGAGGTCAACAAGATCCATCTGAGCGTCATGCGGATCATCAACGAATACCGCAACAACCGCATCACTGTTGATTTTGTCAGCAAGGATGGCGACGAAGACGATAAGCTGGCCGATACTTGTGACAGCCTGTTCCGTGCAGACGAAGAAGACAGCGCCGCAGATGAAGCGTATGACAACGCGTTTGAGGAAGCTGTCGGTGGTGGCTTTGGCGCGTTCCGCCTGCGCTCTGTTTACGAAGACGAATACGATGAAGACAACGACAACCAGCGCATCCGCATAGAGCCGATTTATGACGCTGACAGCACCGTGTTTTTCGATATGGACGCCAAGCGCCAAGACAAGTCAGATGCACGCCTGTGCTACGTTCTGACAGCCATGACGCGCGATGCTTACATTTCTGAGTATGACGATGATCCATCTTCGTGGCCAAAAGAAATCCACCAATATGAATTTGATTGGGCAACGCCTGACATGGTTTATGTTGCGGAGGTCTACCGCGTCGAAGAAGCGTCTGAACTGATCCGCATCTTCCAGACCATCGACGGTGAAGAAGAACGCTACAGCGAGACCGACTTCGATCAGGATGAAAACCTTGAAAAAACACTTGATGCTATTGGCACGATCGAGGTTCGCCAGAAACGCGTTAAGCGCCGCAAGGTTCGTAAATACATCATGTCTGGCTCTGGCATCTTGGATGATGCTGGCTACATCGCAGGCACTGAAATCCCGATTGTTCCTGTTTATGGCAAGCGCTGGTTCATTGATAACGTAGAGCGCTGCATGGGCCACGTTCGTATGGCTAAGGATGCACAGCGCCTGAAGAACATGCAGCTTTCCAAGCTGGGCGAAATCTCTGCGCTTTCCACAGTAGAAAAGCCACTGTTCACACCAGAGCAAGTTGCTGGCTTTGAAATGATGTGGGCAGAAGACAACCTGAAGAACTATCCATATCTTCTGCTGAACACAGTGACTGACGCCAATGGGCAAGAAGTCATGGCCGGTCCGATCGGCTACACCAAGCCGCCTGTTGTTCCGCCTGCGTTGGCTGGTCTGTTGCAGATCACAGAGCAAGACATCTCTGACCTTCTTGGCAACCAAGAAGCTGGCGAAGAAATGCAGTCCAACATTTCTGGCAAGGCTGTTGAGTTGATCCAAAACCGTCTGGACATGCAGTCGTTCATCTACATGAGCAACATGGCCAAGGCGATCAAGCGCGCTGGTGAGATCTGGCTGTCTATGTCTCGCGAAATCATGGTTGAGCCTGGTCGCAAGATGAAGGGCATGGGTTCACAGGGCGAACTGCACCGCATCGAACTGGGCAAGCCTGTTCTGAACCAAGAGACAGGTGAAATCGAATATGAGAACGATCTGAGCCAAGCCAAGTTTGACGTTTCTGTTGAGGTTGGTCCGTCATCGTCTTCTAAGCGTTCTGCAACTGTTCGCTCACTGATGGGCATGATGCAGCTTGCTACTGACCCAGAGACGCAGCAGGTGCTTGGCGCTATGGCCATGATGAACATGGAAGGCGAGGGCATTGGCGAGGTTCGTGGATACTTCCGCAAGAAGCTGATCCGCATGGGTGTTGTTGAGCCTACAGATCAAGAGAACGAAGAACTGATGGCTGAACTTCAGCAGCTTCAGGGTCAGCCTGATCCACAGTCCATGTATCTGGAAGCGGAGGCTGCGAAGTCTCAGGCACAGGCACAGAAGGCTATGGCAGATGTAGAATACACGGCAGCGCGAACAGAAGAGACGCGCGCCAAGACGATCGAAACGCTTGCTGGCATTGAACAGAAAGAGCGCTCGAACGTAGTAGACACAGCCCAGAAGCTACAAAACGTAGTTACTGGGCCAGGAATGCGTCAGCCGCCCAGACGCACATAAAAGATGGGTGAGAATTGAACGAGGATCTAATGCAGATTGAAAAGGCAGAAATAGACGATGACTTTGACTTTCAGGAAACTGAAGCGGAGGAGCCAGAATTTGAACTTGAAGATGAGCCAGAAGTAGAAGCTGAAGAGGCTGAACTTGATGGCGAAGTTGAAGAGGACGAGCCTTCTGAGGCTGAAGCTGAAGACGAAGCTGATGTTGTTGTCACTATTGATGGGGAAGCGCCTGACCCTGAAGATGAGGAAGAAGCCCGCGCGCCTGAATGGGTCCGCGATCTTCGCAAGCAGTATCGTGAGGAAAAGAAACGCGCCAAGGAGTTGGAGCAGAAGCTAGAGAGAATGGAGCAAGGGCAAGCGCCTGCGCGTCAGCCTCTAGGTCAAAAGCCAACGCTCGAAAGCGCGGATTACGACACCGACCGATATGAGACGGAACTTGCGTCGTGGTATGAAAAGAAGCGACAGCATGACGAACAGCAGGCCAACATTCAGGCTAAACAGCAATCTGTGCAGAAGGAATGGGAAGGCAAGTTGGAGAGTTATCACTCTTCCAAAGCTGATCTTAAAGTCAGAGACTATGAGACAGCAGAGGATGTGGTGCAGGACACTCTCAGCGTGATGCAGCAAGGCATGATTGTTCAGGGTGCGGAGAACCCCGCTCTTGTCGTTTATGCTTTGGGCAAGAACCCGAAGAAAGCGAAGGAACTTTCCTCAATTGTAGATCCCGTGAAGTTCGCCTTTGCGGTGGCAAAATTGGAGACCAATTTGAAAGTCACAAAACGCAAGGCGTCAGCGAAGCCAGAAAAGAAGATCAGCGGCACAGGTCGCCCTTCTGGATCGGTAGACAACACCCTTGAACGTCTGAGAGCCGAAGCCGAAAGAACTGGAGACTATTCTAAGGTTTTCCAGTATAAGAAGCAGAAGCGATCAGCTTAAACTTAATGGAGTAGAAAATGGCTAACTCATTTTCAAAAGAAGAACGCGTAGCGTTTGAAGACATCCTTGCAGGCTTTAACGATGCACTTGTGCTTTCGTCTTTGGTCAGCAAATACAACACGAACGGCTCTGAAATGGAGCGTTCGTCTGACACCATCTCGCGTCCAATGCCTTACATTGCGCAATCTTACGATGGTTCAGATGCAACATCTAACTTCGGTGACAACACTCAGTTGTCTGTTCCCGCAACTATTGGCTACCAGAAGCACAGCACAGCGCTTTTGACTGCCAAAGAACTGCGTGACCAGCTGCAAGAGAACCGTCTTGGTTCCTCTGCTGCACAGAAGTTGGCGTCTGACATCAACGTGGCGACACTGACTGTTGCGTCTAACCAAGGCACAATCGTTTCTAAGCGCACCACTGCTGCTGGCGGTTATTCCGACATCGCAGAAGCTGATGCTCTGATGAACGAGCAAGGCGTCATGATGGACGGTCGTAACTTTGCGCTTTCCAGCCGTGACTATAACGGCATGGCGGGTGACTTGGCTGCACGTCAGACAATGAACGAAATGCCAACTGAAGCATATCGTCGTTCGTATGTTGGTGAAGTGGCTGGTTTCCAGACATTCAAGATGGACTATGCAAACCGCCTCACAGCGGCTGCTGGCACAACTGTGACTGTCAACGGTGCAAACCAGTATCACACACCTGCTGCAACATCGACTGCTGCGACTGGTGAGGTTTCTAACGTAGACAACCGCACACAGTCTCTGATCGTTGCTGTTGGTTCAGGCACAGTCAAAGTTGGTGACGCGTTCACCATCGCTGGCGTAAACGCTGTTCACCACATCACCAAGCAAGACACAGGTCAGCTCAAGACGTTCCGCGTCACAGGCATCGTATCTGGTTCTGGTGGTTCAGGCACAATCACAATCAGCCCTGCGATCGTTTCTAACGGTGGCTCGACTGATGCAGAAGCACAGTATCAGAACGTGACTGCAACGCCTGCTGATGGCGCGGCGATCACATTCCTGAACACTGCTGACGCTGCTGTGAACTGCTTCTGGCACCGTGATGCGATCGAACTGCTTCCAGCTTCGCTCGCAGTTCCAACAGATGCTGGTGCTGACATCATGCGCGCAACAACCGATCAGGGTGTTGAGTTGGTCATGCAGAAACAGTTCGACATCAACACACAGAAAACAAAGTATCGTTGGGATACACTGTTTGGTGTGGCGCTGCTTCAGCCTGAAATGGCTGGCATCATGCTGTTCTCGCAGACTTAATGATCTTTGGGTGGGGCTTCGGTCCCACCCTACTCTTTATAGGAGCAAAAAGATGGGTGAACCACGCAGTGTAAAATGCCCGAAGTGCGGTACAGTTCACACCCTCTTACACGGCAATAAGTTTATGTGCTGCCGGGCAATGCACGACATGAAAGAACACGAAGTAGGGGAGTTGAAGGCATGATCGATTTTCTGCGAGACTTATATCATGCGCGCGAGGGCGCGAGGTTCCTGATTGTGTTCGTGTGCTTTGTTATCTGGTGGGTCAGCGCAATCGCGCAGTCCGTCCAGCCCATTTGAAGGAGGCTCACATGAGCGTTATGCTTTATAAACACCCAGGCAAGCACCAGATCCACGGTGACAGCTTTGACTACATCGTTGTTGAAGAAGGTGAAGTTGCTGCGAAGGTGAAAGAGGGCTGGGCCAAGTCAACGGACGAAGCCAAGGCACCCAAGAAGCCCGCAAAGAAACCTGCGGCAAAGCGCAAAGCTAAGGAATAACACATGGCATATACGAAGCGTGATATTGTCGAACAGGCATTCGAAGAAATCGGTCTTGCTTCGTATGTCTTTGATTTGCAGCCGCAGCAGCTTGAGAGCGCATTGCGGCGCTTAGATAACATGATGGCAACGTGGAACGCCAAAGGCATTCGCCTTGGGTATCCGTTGCCTTCTTCGCCTGCTGACAGCGACTTGGATCAAGAGATTGGCGCGCCTGACAGTGCGATTGAGGCCATGTATCTGAACTTGGCCGTTCGCATCTCTGCTGGCTTTGGTAAGACTGTCAGCCCTGAGACGAAAGCCTCTGCAAAGCGCGCATATAACGAGGTGGTTGCAAACGCTGCACTGCCTGTTGAGATGCAGCTTGGCAACGAGACCATCCCTGCTGGCGCTGGTAACAAAGGCTACCGTTATTACAACAACCCGTTCCTGCGAGACCCGCAAGACCCTCTTACCGTTGGTTCTGACGGTATCCTTGATCTGGAGTAAGACATGGCAAACATTAACCAACTTTCATCTGTGAGTTCAGTGCAGGGCGGCGATCAGCTTGCTGTCTGGGCCACAAACAATGGCGACAGCCGCAAGGCATCCGTCACTACCTTGATGGACTATGTGAACGCAAACGTCACAACGGTCACGCAGAACACCCAGTATGCCGCACCAGCTGCGACTGGCTTCAGCGTCACGGTCAACACAGGCAACGTCTGGCTGATCCTGACACCTGTTAGCACATACGCTACTGGAGTTGTTGTGCTGCCCACTGGTGCGTCTGACAAGGACACAGTGACCGTGAACTGCACGCAGATCGTCACGTCCCTCACGGTGTCTTCTGGAGCCACTGTTGTGGGTGCGCCGGCAACACTTGCTGCTAACGATTTCTTCACAATGCGCTATGATGGCGCAACTTCGTCTTGGTATCGCGTAGGATAATTTAATGCAGCTTCCCATTCTCAGCGGTATATTTGCAGACGGATCTCCGAACTTTCGGACATCCTACCCAAAGAACATGATCCCTGTCCCTAAAGGCACGGGGATTTCTGAGGGTTATCTGCGACCTGGCGAGGGGATTGTGGAAGCTGGCACAGGCCCAGGCGTCAACCGTGGCGGCATATACTGGAATAACTACATTTACCGTGTGATGGGAACCAAGCTGGTTTCGATCGCGTCTGACAACACTGTCACTGAGATTGGTGATGTTGGCGGAACGGATCGGGTGACGTTTGACTATGGCTTCACATATCTGGCAATCGCGTCAAACAACAATCTGTTTCTGTATGATGGCACCACGCTGACGCAGGTCACTGACCCCGATCTTGGCACTGTCTTGGACGTTGTTTGGGTCGATGGTTACTACATGACCACAGATGGCGAGTTCTTGGTTGTGACCGATCTTGATGACCCGTTTGCTGTGAACCCGTTGAAGTATGGTTCATCTGAGGCTGACCCAGATCCAGTGAAGGCTTTGCTGAAGCTGCGGAACGAGGTCTATGCACTGAACCGCCACACGATCGAGGTTTTCGACAACGTAGGGTCTACAGGCTTTCCATTTCAGCGCATTTCTGGCGCGCAGATCCAGAAGGGAACAGTTGGCACGCACGCAAACTGCGTCTTCATGGACAACATTGCGTTCTTGGGTGGTGGCTTTAACGAGGCACCATCGATCTACATGGGTGCAAACGGTTCAGCGCAGAAGATTGCCACACGCGAGATCGAAGAAATCTTGCAGGAATACACGGAAGCAGAACTTGCGACCGCGTTTTTGGAAGAACGGGTTGATAAGGCTCACACGTTCCTAATCGTTCACCTGCCACGCCACACGCTTGTGTTTGACGGTGCTGGGTCTCAGGCGACAAGTCAGGCTGTTTGGTTCACGCTTTCATCTACACTGGTCGGTGATGGCATGTGGAACGCCTGCACTTGCATCTGGGCTTATGACCGCTGGAACGTATGCCACCCGACAACAAACCAGTTTGGCTATCTGGATGACACCATTTCGACGCACTGGGGCGAGACGATTGGCTGGGAGTTCGGCACATTGATTGTCTACAACAACGGTCAGGGCGCTATCTTCCATGACATCGAACTGGTCAGCCTGACGGGATCGACAGCGTTTGGCGTAGATCCAACAATTTGGACGCAGTATTCCAACGATGGCGTCACATGGAGCGCTGAAAAGCCAATCCGTGCAGGCAAGACAGGAGAGCGCAACAAGCGTTTGATGTGGTTGCAGCAGGGTCATATGCGGAACATGCGGATGCAGCGCTTCCGTGGCACCTCAGACGCTCATGTGGCTGTCGCAGCATTGGAGGCGCGGGTTGAGCCGCTGGCGTTCTAATGGCAGATCCCAATGTCCCAACACGAAATCAAATTGCGCGCATCGTTGATAATGATCCTGAAATGGTCAAGGCGCTTGAACGCCTTTTCATCGTTTCTGGTAGTGTTACGCCTGGTGAAATTGCGGCGCTAACTGCCTTGATTGAGGCTAACACTGTCTTGATTGATGCTAATACTACATCGATTGATGCTAATACTATCTTGATTGAAAACGCTGCATTTGATGCTGGCGTTGCGCAGAACAAAGCGGAAAGCTATCAGCAGAACTTTCAGAAGCTGGATTACATCGACTTTAACCGCGTTGGTCCGCATGTCGCCTTGGGGCGCAGGATGCAGTGGAACGAAGATGATGGGACTATTGACGTTGGCATGAACGATGAAGTCATGCTGCAAGTCGGTCAGGAGACGCAGTATTACGCCAAGAACGCATCTGGTGGTGACATTCTGAACGGCACGCCAGTCATGTTTACTGGCACACTTGGCGCATCTGGAAAGCTTACGTTCGCAGAGGCTGTTGCTGATGGTTCCCAGCCTGCGCTCTATATGATGGGCGTGGCAACCGAAGACATCCCGAGCAACGGCTTTGGCTATATCACCAGTTTTGGCAAGGTGCGCGGGTTTAATACTAGCGGCACGCCATATGGCGAAACGTGGAACGATGGAGACATCATCTATTTCAGCCCTGCTGCGGCTGGAACATGGACAAACGTCCGCCCTGCTGCGCCAAACCTTGATTTGCCTGTTGCTGTTGTTCTGAACGCTGCGACTGGCGGCTCTGGCGAAATCTTTGTTCGGATGAAGACTGGCGAGACTGTTGACGAACTGCACGATGTGCAAGCGCCTTCGCCTTCGGACGGTGAAATTTTGGAATACGACAGCGGAAACACTCGATGGCAGAACGTGGCTAATCCAGGCCGCACATCGAACACGCTTATTTGGCTGGAGTGCTATTGATGGCTTATAACGACATTACACCAGTTAAACTTGGGCAAGCGGCTATCACTGCAAGCGTTACAACGCTTTACACGGTGCCAGCTTCAACGCGTGCCTTTGTGAAGAACTTGGATATTGTGAACACATCTGCGGGTGCTTTGACGTATCGCATTTACTTTGTGCCTTCGGCTGGCTCTGCTGGCACAGGCAACGCGATATTCTATGACTTCCCAATCGACAGCAAAGAAAACATCCAATGGACAGGCACGCAGATTTTAGACGCTGGTGACACAATCCAGATCGAAGCGTCTGGCACTGGCATCACAATCACAGCAAGCGGGGCAGAAGCAGTATGACCATCACACCCACAGTTCTGATTGAACCCAAGCTGGCTGAAGCCACAAACACCGTGCAATACACTGCGGATGGTGTGAACGCTATCGTGGACAAGTTCACAGTGACCAACAACGGCGTTGCGCCTGCGACCATCACGATCAACGTGGTGACAAACCTTGGCACGGCTGGCGCATCAAACCGCATTGTGAATGCGCGCAACATCGAAGTGGGTGAAACATACACCTGCCCAGAAATGGTGGGGCAAGTCTTGCTTAATGCGGACTACATTTCGACAACAGCAAGCGCTGCAACCACCCTGACCATTCGCGCCTCTGGGCGTGAGATTACGCTCTAGGAGATCGATATGGATGATATGATGATTGAGTTTGGCCTGCCGAAGATGAAGATCGTATCGACAGCTGAGAACAAGAAGAACCGCAAGATGGTTGTGGAAGAGTGGCGTCTAGGACCAGAGAACCCGTCGATCGACCCTAAAGCCAACAAAGAGTATTGGAAAGATCTTGGCAAGGCGCTGGGCTGCGATGAGAAAGAAGCACGCCGCCGCCTCTGCGCAAACTGCGAGTATTTCAAGAATGGCCCTATGAAGCAGGCCATGATGGAAAGCATCCCGCTTGATGATTATGACACAGATGCGGGTGGTCGTGGCTACTGTGTGCGCTTCGACTTCGTGTGCCACAACTTGCGCTCCTGTCAGGCTTGGGAAGAGTGTGACTGATGGACTATCGTGATACAGCATATCGCATCGCCTTGGAGGAAGGCGTCGATCCAGATCTCTTTATTCGCTTGGTGACTGCTGAAAGCGCATTTAATCCAAGTGCGCGTTCGCCTGCTGGTGCTTTTGGTCTTGCGCAACTTATGCCAGGGACTGCGGCTGAATTGGGTGTTGATCCAGAAGATCCTGTCCAAAACCTTCGGGGTGGCGCAAGATACTTGCGTCAGCAGATTGATAGGTTTGGGGACACCTCTTTGGCACTTGCCGCTTACAACGCTGGCCCAGGAAACGTCAGCAAATATGGCGGCATTCCTCCGTTCGAAGAGACGCAAAACTATGTGAACAAAATCATGGGCGGATATTCTGACACAAGAGTTCTTGAGGGACGCCCACAGGCTACTCCGCAAGAGGAAGAGGAGTTTGCGCGTGGTTACGAGCCAAGAGATGCTCTGGCTGATTTCTACGCCATGCAAAGGGAACAGGTTCAGCCGACTGATTTGTATAATCCATACGAGATTGCTCAAAGGTTTCAGTTAAAATGAATGATCTTGCCCTAAACACTGATTTCTGTGATAATGCAGGTGCTGAGACAATGGCCAACCAGCAGGCGGTTCCCCAAGAGGATGGCCCATTGCACATAATTGAGAGAAATGAAGATTTTGCTCCAATCGACTTGGATCTTGTCGAGCAATATCTTTTGTCTCAAGAACAAGCTGAATGCCCTGTCCATCATTACTTTGGACCTGGCGTATGTATCCGTGAGTTGTTTGTTCCTGCTGGGTCTTTGGTTCTGAGCCACAAGCACAGAGAGCAGACGATGAACATTCTGCTTAAAGGCAAAGCCGCAGTTGTCATCAACGATGAGGTCCGCGTCATTGAAGGTCCATATATCTTTGTCAGCGAACCTGGCAGGAAACTTGGATACGCAATCGAAGATGTTGTCTGGCAGAATGTTTTGGCTACTGACGAAACAGATCCAGAAAAAATTGAAGATATGTTCGTTGAAAAGACGGATGCTTGGAAAATCAAGCAAGAAGAAAAGAAGAACGCTGACGCTATAAGCGATGCTGTTCGCAAACACCTTGGAGGGCTTGTCTCATGGCAATGATGGCAACAGCAGTAATTGGGTCAAGCATTATCGGCGGTGCGGTGCAGAGCAGAGCGGCTAGAACTGCCGCTGCCGCACAAACGCAAGCAGCTGAAATGGGCATTGCGGAGCAGCGCAGGCAGTTTGATGAAGCTACCAAGCTGCTTGCACCCTATGTGGATGCTGGTGAAGCTGCACTTGCAGATCTGTCGCCATACGCACAGGCTGGCGTGCCTGCACTTGAGCAGCAAATGGCGCTTGCTGGCGTTTCTGGCCCAGCGGCGCAACGCGAAGCAATATCGGCTATTGAGGGTGGTGCTGAGTATCAATCATTGGTTGGTGCGGGTGAGGAAGCAATCTTACAGAGCGCGGCTGCTACAGGCGGTTTGCGTGGCGGGAACACGCAGGCGGCATTGGCTCAGTTTCGACCGCAAGTTCTTTCGTCGCTTATCAATCAGCAATATAGTCGCTTGGGCGGTCTTACGGCTCTTGGCCAGACCACAAGTCAAAACATCTTTGGTGCAGGTCAGGCGGCTGCTGCGCGTCAAGCTGCGGCTGGTCAGGCAAGTGCCGCAAACATTGGGAACCTATACGGTCAGCAGGGCGCAGCTGCGGCTGGTTCCGCTTTGGCTTCGGGTCAGGCATTTGGCAACGTAATGGGCAGCATTGGCCAATATGCTGGCGGCGTTTCCGCTGGTATTTTGCCCAATCCGTTTGGCGGTGCGCCAATCACCACTGGCGCGCCAATCAGCACTAATGTTGTAAGTGGCTCTATGACCAGTTCCCTAATACCGCCAGCGAGGCCGTTCTAATGGTTAGTCCTATCAATTATTCTATGAACGTCCTGAACCCGATTGAGGGTTATATGCAGGGCTTAAAGTTTGGCGAAGGTATTCTGACGCAGCGTCAGGGCCGTGAACTGGCTCAAAGCCAAGAGGGCCGCGCCCAAGAACAATTTGCGTTGGCCAAGGAAGATCGTGCCAGAGCAATTCAGCAGCAGCAGGCGGCAGCAGCACAGGCTCAAGCGAAGCGTGAGCAAGCAGCACGGGGTCAGCAAGCATTGCTTGAATACTTGGATAAGCAAGAGGCTGGAACGGCCACGGCTTCTGACTTGCGCCGCGCTATGGTTGAGTTCCCCCAAGTTTCTAAGCACTTCCAATCACTTGCAAGTAGTTTCAGTGAAGAACGCGTTAATAACGAAAAGCGTTATCTCCAGCAGATTGCCTTTTCTATTGGTCACGGACATGAAGATGTAGCGAAAAATCTTATCCAAGAACGATTGGATGCGGCAACTGCTTCTGGTGATGATCGAGGTGCGGCAGCGTATAAGTCACAGCTTATAATGCTTGAAGAAGATCCTCTAAGCTTGCAAACAGGAGCGTTCGCTCCATTGCTTGACATCATTTCTTTTGATGAATTCGAAAAATTTTGGAAAATTGCTAACAACAAGGGCGATGTTAAGCAAACGGAAGCGTTCCGCACCACTGATGCACAGCTTCGCGCAGCTGGCATCGTTCCGCGTGGAGAGGGTGGTGATGGCCAATATGAAGAGGCAATGGCTGGAAAAGCTGGTCTCGGTGAAACTGCGCTGGAAGCTGTTTCCCAGATCGGTAAAATTGCTCAAGATGTTGAGAATAAAATTCTTCCGAAATTCGTCTTGGATACTGCAATTCGCATTGAACAAAAGAAGGGTGAAGAAGGTCTGACGCTGCAACAGCAGATCTCGGAAGAGGCACGTCTTCGCGGAGAATACGTCAAGCGCACTGAGGATTTGACATCTGCTTCGCGGAACTATGACTTGATTAATACATCTGCGGCCGATGACAGCGGCGCGGGTGACATTGCATTGGTCACATCGTTTATGAAGATGCTTGATCCAGGTTCCGTTGTTCGTGAGACAGAATTTGCAACTGCCCGTGATACGAGTGGCTTGATGGGTAGATTGAAAGCGGCTGCAACAAAAATTGAAGACGGTCGCTTCTTGTCCCCAGAGCAACGCAAAGACTTTGTGCGCTTGTCTAAGCAGTATCTTGATGCAGCAAAACGTCAACAAGATGCAGTTCGCTCCAGCTTTGCGCAAATCATTGACAACTATGATCTTAATCCTGTGAACGTGTTTGGCGTCGAAGCTGCCACACAGCAACAGACTGCCACTGGTGCAGTTCCACAATCGTTCCTTACAAATCCAGCCGTTATTGCAAACGCTGAGAAATATGGAATTACTCCAGAAGCAATATGGGGCCAAATGAACTCAGAACAGAGGTCCGTTTATGAATGAAGAAGAGCTCGAAGCGCTGGCACAAAAAGCAGCTGGTCTTTCAACTGATGAAATAGAGGCCATTGCAAAGGGCATTGCTGAAGGTGTCCAAGAGCCAAGCCCAATGGATGACTTTGGGCGTCAGCTTGGCTTGACCGGACGTTCCGTGGCGCAAGGCGCTGGAAGTCTTGTTGGCTTGGCTTACGATCCGATTGCAGCCGTTCAAAATAAGTTAATTGGTCCAGAAGGCGTGTTTCCTCTAATGGCCGAAGAAGTCGGCCCGCTTCGTGAGACAATTAAGCAAACTCTTACATCTGCTGGCGTTCCAGAGCCAGAAGGCGCAACAGAGCGCGTTGTGGGCGCGATAGGTGAAGCTATGACCGCTGGTGGCTTGCAGGCAAAACTTGCATCTGCATTAAAGCCATTTTTGACAGGAACATCCCAACAAGTGACAACGCAACTGGCGGCACAACCAGGTCAACAGGTTGCCGGTGCAGCTGGTTCCGGTGGTGCAGCGCAAGCAACTGCTGAACTTGGTGGTGGCATAGCCGCACAGCTGGGCGCTGGGCTTTTAGGAGGCATTGTTGGTGCCCGTGGTGCAGGAACAACCTTTGAGCCCACCCCAGCTGCCGTTCCTGGCGCTGTTCGTGAAGCTGAACAGGCTGGCGTGCGCGTCATGACAACAGATGTTCGCGGTCCTGAGACATTTGCTGGCCGTTGGTTGCAACGCACCGGTGAGATGGTTCCTGTGGCCGGAACCGGTGGCCCGCGCGCTGCACAGCAAGAAGAGCGCATCCAAGCTGTCCGCAATGTTCTGCGTGACTTCGGTGCTGAAGATGCTGCCGGAGCAAGCGATGATGTGATGGCTTCCTTGCTTCGCAAGCGCGGTCAGGATTTAAACAAATACACAGGCATGAAAGAAACTGTCATTGAAGATCTTCGTGACGCTGGTCCGGTTGATGTATCTCGCACCGTTGCTGCGATCGATAGTGAGATTTCGCGACTAAATAATTTGAGATCAGATAAAGTTCGTCCTGTTATTGATGTTCTTGAAGACTGGAAGAACTCAATTCGCGGTGCGCGTGAAGTCACTCTTCCTGATGGCACAACTGAAATGCAGTTTTCTGGTCAAGGTATTCGCAACATCGAGGAACTGCGCAAAATAATTGGAAACGCGTTTGCGAGCGGAGATCTGGCATCTGTTCGTAATACTGGAGAGAAGTCTCTTTCCCGCATATATGCGCCTCTACGCGAAGACCTAGAGGCATTTGTGCAGGCAAATGGCAATCGCGGTGACTTGAACAAATTTAAGATTGCAAACCGCAGGCTTTCTGAACTTGCCGGTGAATTGCAAAACACAACCTTGCGCAATGCCTTGAAGAAGGGCGATATGACGCCTGAGACAATCCGCAATATGTTGTTTAGCCAGAAGCCAAGCGATGTGAAAACACTGTATCGGAACTTGGATGCGAAAGGGAAACGCAATGCACGCACAGCCGTTCTGCATGAGGCTTTGAAGAAAGCTGGCGGTGACATTGAAGATGTAAGCCCTGATCGCTTTAAGCAGGCTCTAAAAAAACTGGGGACACAAGTTGGCGTATTATTTAGCGGCGATGATCTTCGCGCTGTTGAGGGTCTTGCGCGCACCTTGAAAATGACAGAACGCGCTGGGCAGGCTGCTGTTGCGCCGCCAACTGGCGTTCAGGCGGCACCGGCTATTGGCGCTGCGTTCTTGACCGACATCTTTGGCGGTTTTGGTTCTGGTCTGGTTGCCGGAGCGAGCGTTGGTGGTCTGGCTCGACTGTATGAAAGCGCGCCAGTTCGCAACATTCTTTTGAAGATCCCGCAGACCCGCGTTGGAAGCCCAGAAGAGGCACAATTGATTAAGCGCTTGGCTGATGCTGTAAGGGCGCAAAAGGGAACAGAGGAGGGCCAGCAATGAACTTATCCAAAGCACCCTTTTTTATGATAAAAGACTTGCAGAGCAAGGGGACACAATAAATGGCACTTACGCAACTCGCACCTCCGTATCCAGTTTTCACTGATAAAAACGGCGATCCTCTTGATAATGGGTATCTGTATTTCGGTGAGGTCGATAAGAACCCCGAAACAAACCCGATCCAGGTTTATTACGACAGCGCGTTCACACAGCCCGTAGCGCAGCCTATACGCACGTCTAACGGCTATGTCATGCGCAATGGCTCACCAGCCTTAATATACGCTGGCAGTCAGTTCTCTGTAACTGTACGCAACAAGAATAGCGACTTAGTGATCTACAGCCCTGTTGGGTATGGTATCGCTCCTGACGCGATTGCTGGTGTTGTTGTAGTTCAGGATCAGATCGGCGATGGCATCACGACTGCATTTGGCATGGGCGCATCACCAGCAACAGAAAACGCGACAAATGTTTACATTGATGGCGTGTATCAAAGCAAATCAGGTTACAGCATAAGCGGCAGCACTTTGACGTTCTCAGTAGCACCACCTCTTTATTCTGCCATTGAGATTGTCAGCAGCCAAACGGCAATTATTGGCGTAACTGACGCCAATTTGGTTACTTACGACCAAGGTGGCACTGATACAACAGTTAGACTAGCATTAGACTCTTTATTTTCTGCAACTGTTAATAAGAAAGAGTATGATACAGTTGCTCTGCTACTCGCAGACACAACAGACGGAACGTTTTTTAATACAGGTGATTACGTCACTGTTGTTGAGGGTGGCTTTGTGTACAAAGTTGTAGCCTCTGGTGGCGACCTCACAAACTCTGGCGGTGTCCAGTTTGAATTGCAGCCAAGCAGCTTTGTGTCACCTGATATGTTTGGTGCTGCTCGAACTGACCGTACTCTATTCCAGACTGTGTTAGATTACAGTGCTCTAAACAAACTACCACTTGTTCTTGGTAACGGCATCACAATGGACGGCGATATCATTTTTGATAGTGGTGCAGACATTCGTGATGGCCGAATTGATTTCAACTACTGGTCTTCGACAGGCTCCCTTGGTAAATCCGTTGACCCTAACTCAAGTTCTGCTGGCTCAATAAAGAAAGACATGCGTTTCAGCAATATTACTTTTGATGGCACTGATTACCCAGGCCTCGTTCAGTTTACTTTACCAGCAGGTAGCACTACAACGTCTGTTGTCCTACCTGCAACGGCCTCTAGTGTCGATGACTTCTACACTGGTCGTATCATTCAGTTTGCTACTGGAGCTGCGGAAAAAGAGTTTTCGTTCACAGGCTCTTATGTAGGTGCGACACGTACATTGACCCTCAACAACGCACTATCAGCAGCACCCCAAGCTGGCGACATCGCACTTTACGGCTGGAACGACAATCTACTTTCTTTGATTGCTGGTGTTAGTCATGTAGTGGTTGATGGCTGCACCTTTCAGAACCTAGACGGATTTGAAATGGTGTCATCTGCTGGCGGTGGTAAAGGCTTTGCATTTGATACTGGCATTACAAATGGCATTGTCAGCGACAGCACGTTTAAAAATTTGCCAGTAGGCCTATGGACGCAGGGACGTGACGGGACATTCGGCAACGGCGAGAAAGAACGTGCAGTCGGTGTGCAGTTTGTAAACAATTACTTTGATAACGTAGGTGCACCAGTTATCATTGCAGGACTAAACGGTGCTGCTGCCCCAGATGGAAATGCTGATGATGCTATGACGATTGTTGATGGTGTTACCTACGAGAACTGTGGACACAACACACGGCGTCTTGTTGGCAGTGACCAACAAAAGTCTGGTGTCCTTAACTTCCTTGAGGCAGCTAACTGTACTGTAACAAACGTCCGTGGCCGCAACGATATTTCATACCCAAATACCACTCCAGGCTATCCCACTGATTTTCCATCCCGTGTGGGTTATGGCCTCACTGGCAATGTAGGTGCAATGATCTGGGGCCAGATGCGTCACGTTCGTATCTCTAACTTTAGCCACCACGGTAATGTTGATGATATTATTGTTATGTCACGGTGTCGTGCACTAGGCGACGATGCGGCAGGTCAAGGTGGTATCATCCGAAACTGCTACGGCCTATACTTTCAGGGCATTGAGCATCACGGCACAGCAAACCATGTTATTCGTCTCGATGATAACGCATCACTGCGTATGGCGTCTAACGAACTTTCTGGAACTATGCAGGTTGTTGTAGGTGCACTCACTGTTGGCATCTGTGGTGCTGGTATGGAGGAATTTACAAGGCTGACGTTGGATGTACAGGAACGATCCAGTGGTAAAAGGGTCATTGGTACTCCAAAACAGATCATGGCGGCAGGCAATACATTTGCATCATTTAGTACGCAGCTAACAGACTTACGTGGCTCGTTTGAAATCACACTAGCAACCAACACTGCTGTTGCAATCCCTGCACCTAGAGACGTAGGCATGTTGTCTATCGGTAATGGTGTATCTGCTTCACCAGCATCAAATATCGGTGGGTTGTTTCACTATAGAATGCACGTAAATGCTGAGTGTGATTTTATCGGTGGGGGCACCAGCCTAGTTGCTGCAACTGGTGTACAGGTTTCTGATGCAACAGGTACAGCAGACAGGATAACAGTCAGCCCGCACACAGATGGCAACGTGTACATTAAGAACAGGTTTGCAGGCTCACGTACTCTGTCACTTAGGTTCCTGTAATGCACAACAAACAAAGAGGAGCATAAAATGACCATCAAACAACACGGCGGCATCTTTGGTCGCAACCCCACGTTTAATACTTTAGATGCAACAACAGTTACTGCATCTGGAAATATAACTTCTTCTGATGGCAACATTGTCATTGGCGCATCAGGCAACGGCATCGACTTCTCTGCCACCTCTGGCACTGGCACAAGTGAACTGTTCGATGACTATGAGGAAGGAACGTGGACGCCTGTTATTTCAGATGGGACTAACAACGCAACATCAGATGTTTTGGTTGGGACCTACACTAAAACAGGGGACCATGTTCACGTTCAAGGACGCATACGTTTGTCTTCTCTTGGTTCTGTAAGTGGTTCTATACGCCTGACAGGACTTCCGTTTAATTCTAAGGCTGTATCAAATAACTTTGGCGCAATGACCATTGGTCGAGCAACGGCGCTAAACATAACGGCTGGTCAAGTTGTAGTCGGTGACCTTCGAGCCAATGTAGATTATGTTCAGTTAAATCTTTGGGACTCTGCTTTAGGTAACACAGCCTTACAAAGCACAGAGTTTTCAGCTGATGGCGATATTTCCTTCAGTATGAATTACCTATCATCATAACGTTACGATAAATATAGGAGGCTATAATGGCTCTTACTAAAGCAACAACAAACGACAAGATCGAGATTATCCAACTCGCAGCAGGGTATCCTGTAGTGCAGGTTCGCACAGCAACCATCATTGCAGAGGATGACGTAGAAATCAGCCGCACGTTTCACCGCCATGTGCTGACGCCTGACGCAGACCTCTCTGGTGAAGATGCTGACGTTGCTGCTATTTGCACACCCGTCTTCACTGACGCAGCCAAGGCAGCATACGCCGCAGCGCAGGCAGAAGAATAATGGAACGTGAACCGATCCAGCCTTTTAGCACCGTATTCGGCACAGTATTCACTTCGGTCTTTCGTCCAGTAACTTTGAAATAAGGAGGCGATCATGCCTAGAACTTCAGTCTCAGCAGGCGCAGCAGATACTTGGTCAGATGCGATCCAAGTTGTTGGCAGCTTCAACCTTTCCATCAGCGGCACGTTCTCGGCCACTGTTACCGTTCAACGCTCTGACGATGGCACAACCTGGCGTGACGTAGACACCTTCACAGCACCGTCTGAGGAAGTTGGTTACGATCCGATCCTGAACTATTACCGCGTTGGCATCGACACCGGCGATTACACTTCAGGCACAGCTGTTGCATCAATCAACGGCTATGACGTTTGGCCAAACCGTATGTGATCTGCAATGGAGATGGCAACCCTTTGGAATGTTGGACTGACAGCCGCGCTGGGCCTAATTGGTTGGCTTGCGCGGCTTGTCTGGTCTGAGCAGCAACGATTGCAGATTTTAATCAACAAGACACGCGAAGAGATGGCGAAAGAGTATGTGACCAAAGTTGAGGTTCATGCTGACATCAATCGCGTTCTTGATCGTCTTGAACGGCTCGATGCTAAGATAGACAAGCTGGTTGAGGTTAGAAAGTAGTGGATCAAAAGGCGATCATATCTGTGCTGTTTGCAGCGGTCATGGGTTTGATCGGCTGGAACATTAAAACGACGAATGAATTGCAGCTTGCGGTTCAGAGGCTAGAGATCATCTTGCTTGATGATGCTATGGCAAAATGATTGATCCCGTCACAGCGGTTGGATTGGCCACATCCGCATATAACGCGATTAAACATGGCGTTGCTGTCGGGCGAGAGTTGCAGGACATGTCTGGCCAGCTTTCTCAGTGGGGCAAAGCCTTCAGCGATTTCAGCTTTGCGGAAGATCAGGCAAAGAACCCGCCTTGGTATCAGTTCAAAGGGTCCGATACTTCTACAGCTATCGAAATATTTGCGCATAAAAAGAAAATGCAGGAAATGCGCAAGGAGATTAAAAGCTACATCTCTTTCACCTATGGCCCATCCGCTTGGGATGAGGTTCTTCACATTGAAGCGCAGATGCGCAAGCAGCGTAAAGATGAACTGTATCGCAAAGAAAAACTCAAACAGTCGATCATAGAGTGGGTGCTGGGATTGTTGATCGTGGCATCTGGATTTGCTGGAGTGGCGTTTTTGATATACTTTATCGGTAAACAACAAGGAAAGTGGTAACAATGGGCATTCTTGGTAAGATTTTCGGATCGGGCGATGTAATCAAATCTGGCATTGATTTGATAGACAGCTTTCACACATCCACTGAAGAAGAGATTGCGGCAACAACAAAAGCCAAGGTCGATATTATGCAGGCATACGCGCCATTTAAGTTAGCGCAGCGTGTCATCGCATTCTCTTTCACTGGAGTTTACTTGACCTGCTTTGCAATGGTTCTTGGCTTCACGCTAACGGATCGTGTGGCTGATGCTGACAAGGTGCAGCGTGTTCTTGAAGACTTCCAGATCGGCTGGGCTATGTTGGTCATTCTTGGTTTCTACTTTGGCGCTGGTGCTGCTGAAGGCTTCATGGAGAAAAAAAAGAAATGACATTTAAACTTTCAGGGCGCAGCCTAAGCAAGTTGGCTGGCGTCGATGAGCATCTAGTTGCTGTGGTTAAGTCAGCTATTGGTCACACGAAGACAGACTTCGGAGTAATCTGTGGCATTCGTACTATCGAAGAGCAGCGCAAGCTTGTTGCTAAGGGTGCTAGCAAGACGATGAAGTCCAAGCACATCGATGGCAATGCTGTTGATCTCATGGCTTACATTGGATCGCGTGGATCGTGGGAGCTAAATCTCTACGATGATATTGCGGATGCAATGAAGGAAGCTGCGATTGAGGTTGGTGTTCCTGTGCGCTGGGGTGCGGCGTGGCACATCCCAGACATTCGAGAATGGGATGGCACAATGGAAGAGGCGATGAATGCTTACGTTGATCTTCGTCGTTCTCAGGGACGCCGACCATTTATCGACGGCCCCCATTTTGAATTGATGCTCTAAGCTGGTTGCGTTTCTTCGTAGTACACATCTACCAAGGCTGACATTGGTCCTGTCCTTTCAGTTCTGCAAGGGTGGTGCGGGCGGCGTATTCCATTATAATCATATCCTCGACATCAAATGTTCTGCGTTCATGTCCCACATCATCGTCATATTCATGGCACTTTTTTCGGTGCGTTGCGCACCACTCCAACGCCTCCACCGCCTTCGCCAGCTGGGCTTCCAGTTCCTCTATGCGAGCTGACGCTTGCCTTGCTCGCTGCTTAAACTGCATCCAAGTCATAAAGTCACATTCAGCAGGATCATCAGGAAGCGGCATGTTCAGAACGCCGTGCAGCATTACATCACTCATCGTCTTGTCCTTTTTATGGGGTTCTGCCAAGATACGCTTGATCGCGAGTTACCTGACCGTTTTTCTTTGCGTTGCGCTTGATCTGTGTCAATTCAGATTGAACCTGCTCAAGCGTCTTTTCGCCACTGTGGAATTGAGCCATCAGGTCAATACGTACTTGCCTGCTATCCGCGACCAATCCATCCGCCTCTGCGTCTTTCAATGTCCGCCTGCTATCGGCAACATTCATCCGTGTGCGGCTCATGATGCTGGAAGATCTACATCGCGGCCATCCTCGCGAATGATCCGAACCGCCAAGCCAATAGATCGAACGGTATTGCCTCGGATCATAGTGGCTTGATCTAAAACCTCCTGCCTAGTGACAGGGTGTCCGCTGATCTTGAATGTTCTACCTTCTGACATGATCCGGTCCTTTTTATCTAATGAGCCAAACAGCAATTGCTGCCGCGACTAGTGCTGATGGAATTGCAACTGCAAGCATTGGAATAAATGCAGCCAATCCAGCT